CTGTCCAATCTTTTCCATTTTTTGAGTAATAAATATGTTTAGTACCACCCTCACCAACAGCTACCCAAAGATCTTGAACTGGACTGTATGCTACATCATAACCATTACCAGTACCAAAAGGTGTACCGTTTGCTGCTGTCCAATCTTTTCCATTTTTTGAGTAATAAATATGTTTAGTACCACCCTCACCAACAGCTACCCAAAGATCTTGAACTGGACTGTATGCTACACCCTTACCATTACCAGTAACAAAAGGTGTATCGTTTGCTGCTGTCCAATCTTTTCCATTTTTTGAGTATAAAACCTTTGACATTTTATATTAATTTAAAAATTAATATAAAATTAATTATCACTATCACTATCACAAACTAATTCATAATCGTTTTCAATCGTTTTAACTTTTCTATGTGTAGAATTTGTTGAATGAAATTTTTTATGACATTCTTCACACACACTTAATAAATTTGCTGGATGATTTTTGTGATGTTTATCATCAATATATCCGTTACCATTTGCATTTTTTTGATGGTTTAGATGATGTATTTCAATAGACTTTTTATTACAACTTTCACATATTATACCTTTTAGTTTTTTTGCATTATATGAGCTTTTTTTTAAACCAAGAACATTATTATGAGACATATATTTGTTTCTTATATTATATGATAAATCTAAAAATTCTTTAGGCATCATATTTCCTTTACAAACCTCTAATCCATAAGATCTTGCTCCGCTACCGTCTTTTAATTTTCTATCATATATTAAATTATTTGTTGAATCATTATATTTAACGGTCATATGCTTAACTTGTAAATTTTCTAATTCTTTAATTTCTTCATATTCTAATATTTGATGAAAATGGGTCGCAAATACAAAAGTTGTATTTTTTTTATACAAACTCGTCAACCCAGCTGTAAATAAACTTAAAGCTGAATCTAAATCTGTACCAGAACATAATTCATCTCCTAAAATTAAACTATTTTTATCAGATAAATTTAAAATTGTCCGTAATTCTAACATCTCTACTGCAAAAGTTGATAAACCTTTAAAAATATTATCATTACCTAAAATTCTTGTAAATAAAGATTTAAATGGAGAATATCTAAAACTTTTACAAGGAACATAAAATCCCGCTTGAGCTAAAATAACTGAAATACCAATTGCTTTGATAAAACAAGTTTTACCAACTGCATTGGTACCATACAATAACAGATTTTTTAAATTTAAACTATTTGTTACATATAATTCTTTTTCATTTAAAACTTCTACTAAAGGATGTCTTATATCTTCAAAATCAACAAAAGATTTATCAGATTCAATAATCTCTGGTTTAGTTAAATTATATTTTTGATTTATAGTACATTTGCATTGTAACAAATCTGTTTTTTTAATAAATTGTATAATATCTGTTAAAACTTCATTTTCTTTTTTAAGTTCAGTAATAAAATCATAAAAAAATTCTTTATTATAAATATTAATTGACTCTTTTGAATGAGCTTCAACATTAAATATTTCATCAATTAAATCAGATGTTATAATGTTATGATTTTTTTCATGAACTTCCAATCTTATATCTTTTTTATTTAAAAATATATTTCCTACCTGTATATCTCCTTCTTCCATATTATTTACAAGTTTACCACATCTTATTTTAGTAGATGTGAAACATTTTAAAATTTTATTTCTATCATTTATTTTTACAACTTCTTTATTATTCTTTAAATTAGTTTCAATAAGTTTTTCAAAATAATTTTTAATACAGTTTAAATTAATTAAAGATTCATTATGAGTATATATAATTTTATCTAAACGTTCAAAAACACCATGTTTGATAAAATTATTATTGCTTAAGTTATTAACAGACAAATTAAAAGTTTTATTTATTTTTTTGACCAATGAAAAATTTAAATCTGTATGTTTTAAATATTTACATAATTTTTCACAATTTACTAAAGAAAAATATAAACTTTTAAAGTCATCTAAAGAAAATTTTTCTGTTATTAATTTCCTCTGTAAAGATTCTAAATCTTTAATATTAGATAAAAAATCTCTACATGTTTTTAAATCATATTTACTAAAATTTTCAACATCTTCATATAATTCATTTAATTTGTTTACAACAGTTGTAGGTTTAGTTAAAGTATATCTAAAATATCTTTTTCCCATACTTGTCTTGCAATCATTATATAATTCAAGTACAGACGATTTTTTACCTTTTTTTCTTTTATCAGTCAATATATTTAATTGTGTCAAACAACTATTCGCCAATAATAAATTATCCGTAGAATTCTCAAAAACTGGAAATTTTAAAGAAATTGTTAACATACTATCATGATTATTCAAATAATATATTAAATAACAAAATGATGATAAAGTAAAATAATGGGTTTCGAAAATTTTATTTAAAAAATCTTCGTTTTTATTTGGATACATAAATTTTATTTGTTCTTGCTGATATACTTGTTCTCTACATTTACTTATAATTTCATTATCTCCTTCTTTTAAAGAATGATATTTAACATCATCAATATCACAAATATTTACAACTTCATCGATCTCTGTGTCATCTAAATTATGTATAAAAATAATTTCTTTTGGAACATATATCTTTAAAAATCTTTCTAAATCGTCATATATAGTCGTATCATGAATTCCTTGTTTATGATATTGACTGAATAAAGTAAATCCTGTCATAACATCTACTAAACTTATACAAATATAAATATCTTTTGATAATATATTATTTCTATATATCCAAACACATGTAATAATATTAGAATTATTTGAAATATTATTTTCTTCAAAATTTGTTAATGAAGAAAATGTTTTAAAATATTTTCTTGTCTTTTTTTTACTATCTGTTTCACTATCTTCTTGTTTGTAAATAACAATAGTATACCCTAAATCTGTTCCTATTTTAAGATACCTTTCGAGAGTACATCCCGGAATACCTGTAAACCAAACATTTTTGTCGTTAATTTTTGTAATTTTAAAATTAATTTTTGATACAAAATTTTTTATATTTTCATCTTCCAGTTCGCCATTTATTTTTTTTGAATACATCTCAAAAAAACTTCCCACTTGATATAAAATTATTATTTTATCTCCTAATTCCGATTTGTGAAAATCTCTAACTTCAAAATAATGATCGGGAATAGTCATGTTTAATTTTTGTTTTTATTATAAATGTTTTTTATTTAAACTTTTATAAATTTATAAATAAATTATTATATAAAATGAAATTTTATATAAATAAATTGTTATTAGAACACCCTAAAAAAATTAATATGACATATACACAACATTTAAATCACAGTATGTCTATTTCTAGAGATATGTTTATTTGTTCTGTTAAAACAGCAATACATGGTGTTTTACCTTTTTTATATGAGACAAGTTCAACAGATATTATTAATAAATATAAAGATATACTAATTTATAAAAATAAATAATTTTATAAAATTATTTAAAATGGGTAAAATATCACATAGCCACAAAATACCAAATTTGCTTAGAGATGATGATAAATTTATAGGAGGGGTAGAAATAGGAGGTAAATTGTACTGTGTTCCTTATGAATCATATTACATTATGATATACGATCCGTGATTTTATAAAAAATCATAACTTTTAAGTTTTGTACAATCTAATTCTACAATATTACCATTTGTTTCACGAACCCATTTACGAATTTGTGTCATATGTTTCTTTGTCATTGGATTTCTATCATTAAATATAATAACATTAGGTTTTTCTGCTCTCATACCTCTTCCTCTAATTTGCTCAAAAGTAGCCCAATTAGCAATTGTGTAACACATAATTAGTAAATTTGAAGGTTTTCCATCAAAATCGTCACAAAAATTAGCTTCATCAAAACCAACTCCCATTTTACTTCCAGTTCCAATCAAAACACGTTTTGTTTTATAATTTTTAATTGTTCCATATAATTCTGCCGAATCAATTCCAAATTCTTCTAATTTTTCTTTTAATGTTCTACAATGTTCTTTACGATTTGATATAATTATAGATTTAAAATTTGGATTATCGTTAATAATATTAGTTATAATCTTGTTTCTTGGTCCAGATAAACATTGTGCATTTACTAGTTCTCCATATTTGCCTTGTCCGACATCAAATTCTAATTTGGTGTTTAAAATATAAAAATTATAAGGTTTATTTGAAATTTTTCTAATATAATGTAATCCACAAATAGATTGAATCATTTTATGCATACCGTTATCTTTTATTGGGGTAGCAGTTTCTGCTATCACATATTTTGGAGAAAAAGATAGTAATGGTTTCACTCTTGAATGTGAACAAAAACAATGTGCTTCGTCTATAATCAAACATCCTATAGATTCTATCATTTTTTTTGGTATTTTATCTATTCTACCATCCATACAAACTAAAATTTTAGCATTTTCTTTTATTTTATCATTTACAAACCATATATCATCTTTTAAATCTGGTAAACATGTTTTAAATGTTTTTACCCACTGTTTACCAACAGATTCTCTGTGAACTAATACACAAACATTCATATTAACTACATAACTCATCATAACACCCATAAAAGTTTTTCCAAATCCAGGGTATAAAGCGATTGTAACAGATCTAAATTTATTTAAATAATCTACTGCTTCTTTGAAAGGTTCTTTTTGTCTTTCTAAAAGTTTTCCATTAAATTTATCTTTTTTGTCTTCAAATAATTTTGGAAACTCTTTATCATTAAATATTTTTTTATAATAGTTACATGCAAATCTAAAAGGTAGTTTAACTTTTCCATCTTCATATGTATACATATGAACTGGTTTTATAATTTCTACATTAAAGAATTTTTGTTTAAAATTTTTATTTTTTTCTTCTGGAACAAAAGTTAATAATTTATTTATTCTTTCTTTTTCCACATCACTAAATTTTTTTGAATCAAATATTACTGACATTTTGATTTATTTATAATTATTAAATATTTTAAATCAGTTTCAAAATTTTAAAATGACTAAAAAATTTATCATCAATTAAAATGGAGGATAATAATTTAAGTAAATATCGTAAAGGTATTTATATTTTTCTTTTTTTAATTATTGTTATTTTATTTGTTATTTTATTAGTTTTAACATATTCTGGGACAATACACTTAATTAATGAGGATACAATAGTTTTTTCAATACTAGGTTTTATTATATTTTTATCTATATTAATGGTGATAGATGCTTTTTATAAAAAGTAATTATTATAAAGGATATATTTATAAAAATATATTTATAAAATTTAATATGACTACTTATTTTTCACATGGAAGAAAAACATTAGATCCTAAAATAATAAAAATTATTGATCAAAATGCTGAATATTGTAATTGGCATTCACATGAAAATATTGATCATAAAAATTTAAAAGAATATGAAAATGTGGATGGTATAGATGAAAGATTTTTTGGAAAAATAGATTCTGATGGAAAAGTTTATGATAATTGTTGTTATCTTGGAACAAAATCATGGGATAAATTTAATGCTGATATGAAAACTATTAAAAAAAAATATGAAACTTATGTTAAAAATATAAAAAAATCAATAAATTTAATTGAAGAATATAATAAATCAGAAATTAAAAATTTACAAAAATTATTAGAAGATGTTTTAAAATTAATGTATTTATATAAAGAAAAAGATATTTTATATTTTTATAAACTATATAAAGAAAATTACTCTACCTTTTATTTATACAATTTATATAAAGATGAATTAAAAAAAATTAAAAATAAAAATTCGCATTTTGATAATATGTATGAAAAAATTTTATTGGAATGTAATGATGATGACGATCAAATGGTAAAACCTGAAAGAGAAGTAAAACTTAAAACAACTACATATTTAGATATGAATGGTGATATGAAAGAATTAAAAAGTAATAGTAAACAATTAATTATAAATTTATAATTTAGAAAAAAAATTTATAATTTAGAAAAAAAATTTATAATTTAGAAAAAAAATTTATAATTTTTTTTCCATATCTTTCATCAAATAATCAAGTATTTCACTTGGCATTAAAGGTGAATATTTTAGAGTAATATTATAAAAGAATAAAACTTCTATACATCCTATCATCAAAAATAATAAAATATTTGAGATTATTAGATTTTTTAAATTAAATTTTCTTTTCGCTGTATATCTTAAAGAATAATAACTTAACATTGTAAAAATTAGTAACAATATAAAAATAATTATAGAAGATATAGTAAGAGACGAATTATATGAATCTTCTTGAATATCTTTTGTATTATTTTTGTGATAATTTCTAGTATTTAATAAAAATTTTTTTACTTCTGGGTCATGTAAAGCTACATAAAAATTACAATTATTTTCATCTCCTAATTGACATGGTTTAGTTGGATCAAAAGGTCCAGATAATAAATTAAATCTTTGTAAAATAGATCTATTAGTTGAATTTGGTCCACCGTATTTATGATTTAGTTTTCTTATAGGTGATATTACTATGTTATTAATATTTTTTTCTGCTACAGGTTTAATAATTAAATAAAACATAATTAATAATATACCAAACAATATTAAAATATGTAATGTTAAATCGAAAATAAAAATTTCTTTATCCGAAGCTGTTATTAAATTATTTTCCATTTTAATTTATAAAAAAATTATAAATTAAAATGGATAAAACAGGACTAACTATTAATATTTTATCACCTTCTTTATTTTTTATATTAGTATCTTTGGTTTATTATTTTAGTAGAAATAAATTATCTAGTAATTTGTTTTTAATTTCTTTATACACAGTTTTAATTGTGGTTTTATTTTTTACTTACGGAAGTTATATTGAAAAAGTATCTATAAAAAACCAAATAAATTATATAATTGATGAACAAACTTCTACTTTACAAAGTATAATAAAATCTACAACTAGTGGAATTAATTTTTCTGATAATGATTTGATAAAAAGTATACCTCCACAAAATAAAAATTTAGATGATGAAACTAAAAAAAATAATACAAAAGCATTATATGAAGCAATTATTTTTGCTTCTGTAGTTTTTATTATTGGAGTATCATTAAGTTATTTATTATGGAAAAAGAATGGTAAAAATACTTTTTCTATAATGGTTTACCATAATTTAATAATTTTAGTTTTTGTATTTATTGTAGAACTTGTTTATTTTGCTTGTTTATCAAAAAATTATAGATCTATGAAAACAAATGAAATTTATTATAATTTTTATGATGAACTAGTAAAATATTCAAATATAAATTCTTAAAATTTAGTTAAAAATAATTTAATTAATATTAAAAATGGTTAAAACACAAAAAAATTATGAACCTTCCGAATTTGATATTAAAAAAGAATGGGTAAATGTTCTTGTCATTGTCCTTGGATTAGGTGTTTTAATTAGTTCTATTGTATTTTTTAGTTGTGATTTTTTTAAAGGGATAGATAAAACGTTTGGTGTTTCTATTGATTTAAAAAAAGCGGAAGAAGAACGATTATCAGAAGAATCTAACTCTATATATAGTACCAGTTTTGTTAAAGGAATGGCTTATGGTATTTTAGCAGTATCTATTTTATTATCTATTTTATATTCATTAAGATTCTTTAAAATTAAAAATAAGTTTATTTATGGAGGTAAAGCAGTTTTAATTTTACTTTTATTTGTTTTTACTGGACTAATATTACCAGGTTATTATTATATACATAAACTTGATGAAGGTGTACATTCTTCATTCGTAGAATTACAGTCAGCAGAACAATCAGGAATGGCTCTTATTATACTTTCTTTCCTATTAGGATTTACAGCTATAGGAAGTTTGGTATATTTTAGGAAAAGTGAATTAGTATAAATATATTTAACAAAATATATAATATAAAAAATATATTTAACAAAATATATTTTTTATATAAAATGGCAGATAAAGTTTTTAATCCTTATACCGGAAGATATGTTGATCCAAATGGTAGAACCGCAAAAAAGTATAATTTAATGAGTCCTAAAAAAATGAGTCCAAAAAAGAAAGAATCTGTTCTAAAAGCTGCTCCTGCGGATTTTCATGAAAAAAAACCTTTGAGAAGACCTGTAAAATCAGATGATAAGACTCATAAAGGAATGGTTTATGTTAAAGATTCTTCAAAAAAAGACGGGAAAAAACTAGTAAGATTTGGATTTAAAGGTATGAGTGATTATACAAAACACCATGATAAAAAAAGAAGAAAAAATTATTTAGCAAGAAGTGGAGGTATTAGAGATAAAGAAGGAAATCTTACAAAAGATGATCCAAAAAGTGCAAATTATTGGGCTAGAAGAATTTTATGGTAAACTTGATGAAAGGAAAAACTTTAATTTTTTTTGATGAAAGGAAAAACTTTAATTTTTTTTTGATGAAAGGAAAAACTTTAATTTTTTCCTTTCATCAAACCCTTTCTTTTTTGTTCTTTCTTTCAAAAAATCAAAATATCTAGAACTAAGTTTATATCTTTGGACACCTTTTCCTGTTTTTTCGTTAATAACTCTTAATCTTTGTTTAAGTACATTTGCTATTTGTACAATTCTAGCGTGAGATTTTTTTCCAGTTTTATACAAATTTTCCAATTTTTTGATGGTATCTTTTAATTCTTGTAAAGTTTTATATTTTACTCTAACAGTGTCTTTTGGATTTGCATCACTGTATAAATCATATTTTTCAAAATATGTTTTAGATTTTGTCTTTGTTGGTGATAATTTATTTTTCTTTTTACGACCTTGACAATGAGCTTTTTGGGAAAATCCTTTTGGATTTTTACAATTGATACTTTTTTTATATTTTTCTGACCATTTACCACCTTTTTTTACCATTTTAATTAATATTATTTTTTTGTTTTAATTTTTTCCGGTTCCCCAATTATTAGCACCTCTTTCTCTACATTGAGTTAATTGACCACTTGCATAAGCACTTGGCCAAACCTTAACTCTACTTTTAACTTTATAATAACATGCATCTTTTTCACCAGCACTCATTGTTAAATTATATTTTTTTGCAGTAACTCCATCTTTATTTACATATCTTCCAGAATAAGGATTAAAAACTTTACCTTTAATTTTAATTGGTGATTTTGTTTTTGTTTTAGTTTTAATTGGTGATTTTGTTTTTGTTTTCATTGGAGATTTTTTACGTTTATGTTGGTAACTTATTTTTTTACTACTTGTTTTTTCACGTTTGAATCTATCTTTTTCAGATTTAGTCATTTCTCCAACAGTCTTAGGTGTTTTATCTGATACACGTTTACTAGGTCTGCATGCTGGATATGCTCTTTTTTCTCCTTTTTGACGACCACATGGTTTACCGGTTTTAATATCAACCCATTTTTCTTCAAACCATCTTTTTAACCCACCTTCTCCCATTTTTAGTATAAAAATTTTAGTATAATTAAAATTTTTAGTATAATTAAAATTTTTAATTATACTAAAAAATGGTTAAAAAAACCAAACCAAGTTTTAAATTTGAAGAAAAAAAAGTGGTAGATATTTTACTTTTTTTTCTAGGTGTTGGTTTAATTGTAACTACAAGTTTATGTATTGATAACGAACTATTTCAAAATATACCAAATTTTAATTTAAAAGATTCAAATAAACCAGGTAACCAGAGGACCGGTTCATTTGTTTATACAACAAATTTAATGAAAGCTATGGTTATTACAATTTTAGCAGTCATAATTATACTTTGTTTATTATTTTTATTAAGAACTTTTAGTTTATTTTTAAATGTGTATATTCATAGTATTAAAATAATTTTAACTATAATATTATTAGTAGCTGTATCTTTATTAATTCCAAGTTATTCTTATATTAGTAATACATCTGAATCAAAAGATTATCCAGAATTGGTAGAACATAATTTAAAAGAAGAAGATTTAAAAAAAGTAAACAAATATCTTTTATCTACTATAATACTTAGTTATGTTTTTGTTTTTATTTCTTTATCAAGTATTATTTATGATATTGTTAACAGAAAAAAATTGTTAGTTTAAAATTGAAAAATTTATTTATATTTTGTAAAAGAAGATGGGAAAAAAACAATCAAAGTTAAGTCTTGATGATCAAGAACATTATATTTTTGTTCATCAAGTAGAAAATATAAAAAATCCTTATTTTCCATTTATAAGAGACATTGAATTCTTGCTTGATAAATCAATTCAAGGTGTTTTTGGTTCAAAAGATGAATTATTAGCATATTTAAAAATTTTATTTTTTTCTGAAAATGTTAAGATTTCTCATCCACAAGTTAATATTGTAGCAAGATCTATAATAGAAATATTAAAAATAAACCACGAAGTTAATTTTAATATTATTAATAATGAACTTCATGTACAAGAATACAATAGTAACATTTGGCAACATGTGAGACATTATTATGATGATTTAAAAAATAATTGTAATAAAAAAATTTATTCTTTATAATTTTTATTTACCAGTAGAATATAAAAATTTAAGTACAAATTCAAGTTGTTATCAAAAAAAGAAATAGAATTTTATTTATTATATTTAGAAGAACTAATAAAAAAATTTAACATTATTTAGAGTGATAAATAATGTTCACATCAAGGATTAATTCAACCCATTGCTTGTTCAATTTGATGGGACTTCTTGTTCATCTTGATCATCTTGATAAAAATCATTCTTCGCTTGTGGTACCATCTGGCCCAGATCTGGTACCAGGCGGTCCTGGTCTGTTTTATAACATGGTACCACGCGGTCCAGATCTGGTACAAGACAATCCTGATCTGACATGATGCAGAACAATACTATTAATTTGAAATTAATAGTAAAAAATCAATTTTTTCGACTTATTCGTAGTCCCTAATTGCTTTTCCTCTTGGAAATCTTGGAACTCCTTTTTCTGTTAATTCTTGAAATTCGAAAGTCATCATTTTTCCTAAAATTAATGAAGGATTTTTTAACCATTTCTTTCTTACTTCATTTGTAGCTGAAGGTTTAACAGTGAATATATTACCCCTTTTATCTTTCAATTTAATTAAAGCTAAGTCTGAATCTCTTCCTCTACCAGAAATGACATCTATTATTTCTGCTTCTTCGTCTTGTATATCTTTATGTTTAAGGATTCGATTACCCCTACCAGGGACGTATAATGAATCAGTATAACCTTTTTCGGTTTTGTTACCTGAATATAATTTTCGTATCATTGTACCCTCAAAACCTAAATTTGTTACATATTTATGAAAAATCTGTATATCTTTTGGAGTTTTGGCCCAATAAGTGTTCATAACAACTATCATGAAATCTTCACCTTTTTTTAAATTTTTAATATATTTTTTATAAGCATTCATAAGGTTAACCCATCTATTTTCATAAGGAACTTCTTCATTAGTATCGAATATGTAATACTTTATATATTTTTTTATATCATCAGGTTTAGTATTTTTATCTTTTTTAACAATGGATGAGATTTTATTAAAATTAATATTAGGAGAATATAATTCTCCGTCTAATGTTAACCCTTTAGGAAGATAACTTAAAAAAGATTCAAGATGGCTATCAAAGATATCACTAAAATGTTTCCATTCAACATTATTTCTGCTATAATATCTAATTTTACCATTATAGAAAAGTGATAAACATCGAATACCATCTATTTTTGTAGTTAGACCTAATGGAAATTTAAGATCATTTTTTTTAGGTTCATATTTTTTAGCTAACATTGGACCTTTTAACGGTGGTTTAACATTTTGTTCGTCATAACCTTCACGTTTTTTTTTAGTAAACCTAGAATTCATTTCTAAAATTGCTTGTTCTTTTAAAGTTCTGTTTGCTTTGGGTATGACTTCAACCATATCTGTTTGAATTTTTCCATCGACTTGTCCAAAATTTATAATTATATTTTTAGATTTAGGATCAAATTTTATTGACCAAGAAATAACAGCTCCCAAAGCGTTTTCTTTAAAAATTATAGGTAATTCTATAAGGTCTTTATCTTGTTTAACTTGTTTTAAAGTTAATTTTCTTTTATTTGGTATTTTTTTAGAATTTAATAAAGCATCCATTTTTTATTAAACTAAAATTTTACTCAATTTTAGTTTAAAGATTATTGAAATAAAATGACAAGAAGTTTTTTAGATAAGTTAAAAAGTCTAGAAAACGATAATGGAAGTGATTCAGAAACTGATCAAGAAGAATTTGGTAACAATTCAGAGGTAGTTATAACTACACCAAAAAGAAAAAGAATCATGTCGGAGAGCGATTTTACAGAACCACCTAGACAACCAATATTAAATAATTCTCCTAGAATACGTCTTAACACACCTATAAGAAAAAAAATTCCAGATTCTCCTATAAAAAAAGTTTCATCACCAATTTTAAATTCTCCAAGAACAAATTTACCAGGGGTTCCAGAACCAGTGGAAAACAGAAAGATAACACCACTAAAAGCAGAAACTCCTAAAAGAGATTATCCTTTAAGGAAACCAGAAACACCAATAAGTGTTATAGATGAAGATGATATCAATGATAGAGTATATAAACTAGTAAATAATTCTGCAGATATTGATTATTCAAACGAAACAAATGAAATTAAACTTTTAGCACTAGATTTATTAAGAGCAAAATTTGACAATTTAAGGATGATATACAAAGATAGAAATATTGTTTATCCGGAAAACAAAAAATTGAATACCGTACATAAAAGATATCATGACGAAATAAAGGCTATTTATGTATCAATGAATTTAAGTCAAATACAAATTGGTTATGTTGTATTTGTAATGGGTATTGAATTTTTATGTGTGAAATTTTTAAAATTACCTATGTCAGGATTCACTAAGATGGAATTAAAAAGAATATACAAACATCAACAATTAATGATTGAAATAGGACATTCTATGTATAAATTAGGTGGTGGTGGTGAAGGTGGTTCTCAATGGTCTTTAGAATGGAGAGTTTGTTCGACTATGGCATGGAATATATTTATTTTTGCCTGTGTCAAATTTTTGTCTAATTATATCGGGGGTGATTCTATGATCGATACCATAAGAAATGTTATTGACGGATTAGTTGACAATCCTGTTTCTAAGAGTGATGTTGAAAATGGTAATTTTCAAAATAATAATAGTAGTGAAATGGATTTACTGAATTTATTTGGATCAGGTAAAGAAGGTGGAGGATTAGCAGATATTATTGCTAATGTTGGTACAAAAATGACAGAAAATATAGAAAAACAACCAAAAAAAAGTAAAATAATATTTAATGACTAATTATTTGATACAATTCTATAAAAAATTTGTTTATCTATCAAAGTATCTCTAATACCAGATTCTCTTTCAAATTTTATAATATCTCCTTTTTTACATTTATAGAATTTAACCAGTGGGTCTGAAACTAAAATTCTAGGAAAAATATATTTATTAATTATATTATTTTCTTTCAAAAAAAGTTCAAGTTCTGTATTTCTATAAATTTTTAATATTTTAGGTGAGTAAGAATGTTTTGAAATATCTATAAATTTATTATCTGTGTATGGTATAATATTAAAAACATCATCCGTATATTCAGAAGAAATATTTAATTTTTCACAACTTTTTATAAAACTAGGGGAAGGAGTTTTTTCATTTAAAATAACTGCTTCTTTGCAATCTAGTTTAACTAATAAACAACATAAGTATTTTAATGTTGAATTATTTGGTGGTAAAGATGAAAAAAAGAATAATAATTTACTATCTTTATTATCTTTTTTATGATATATATTTGACATATTAGGTCTAATATTATTAAATACTTTTCTTTTATAATCTAATTTACAAGTTTCGTCATATTCTAATAAATTTAAAACAGGCGTTTCTTCTTCTAAATATGAATCAAAACCTATTTTATTTATATAATTTTTTTCTTCTAAGTATTCATAATTATTAACTTTTAAAAAACTAAAACTTGTATTTTTTATTCTTTCTAATATAGATTTATCACTTATATCATTAAGTATTTGTTCTACACACAAAGATTCCATTTTTAAATAAATAAATTTAAAAATCAATTATTAAAAAATATAATTTGAAGACATTTTTTAATAATTAATAATAATCAATTATTAAAAAAATATGTCTTCAAATGATAGTTTTAATATTTTTAAGGAATGTAAAAATCAATTTGGTTTGAATATGAATACCTATAGACAGAAAAATATAAATGGTTATGATTGTTGTTTTAAACCAAATGTTATTACTTTTGAAAAAGTAAATAAATATAATGAAGTTAATAGTTCGGAACCTATAAAGTTAAATACTTATGTTACAAATGTAACACAATATTTATTTTATTACCAATTATTGAATATGGAAGGATTCCCAAAATATTCAACAGCCACAAAATATGTTAGCGAAACTGCAATTAATTCTAATAGTGTTGGTTGTAAATTTTTTGCTAATAATTCATCAGATACATATTATTTATTTAAAGATATAATACCTGCATCTGAATTCAATATGTACACAGGTACAAGTACTACTTTAAATTCTAACGCTACATATGAAAATAAAATACAACAAAGTTTTGATTTTTTATTTAATTATGTCAAAGATAGTCAATTACCAATATTAAAACAAATACAATTTACCAGTAACGGAGAAGGTGTTAGTTTACCAAATTTTGATTCAAATAAAATTACATGTAATGATGTAAATGATACAGTTAAATATATAAAATATCAAGAAAGTAATGAACATAATTATTTTGAATTTTTCACTATATGTTTACCAAAAAATCAAAATAGTATAGATTTAAAAAATACAAATATTTATTACCAATTGTTTAATTATATGAATGACGACGGAAGCATTTGTACTACAAATACTTGTAAATCTATTGAATATCCTTCTGTTTCTGGTTCTTACATAGGTAAACCTTTAGCGGAACAAAATAATCAACCTTATAATGCTGTTACTATTACACTAATTATTTTTGGTTCGTTAGCAGGATTAATTATATTAGGGTTTATTTTATATAAAATACTAAATTCTGAGGATGAAGATTTAGAAGATGCTTCCGATACTGTTAAGAAAAGTTTGTAATCCTAATTTAAAAAATTAATATTAAAAATGATTTTTATTTTCTATTTATAAGAAATGGAAAATATTCAAATTATACCAAAAGAAAAATTTAAACCATCTACTATTACAACAGTTTCTAGTTTTAATACTAACGTCAATGTTAATATTATAGCAGAATTTTTACCAGTAACTCATATTTTTAATAGTGATAATAAAAAAATAAAACTAATATCTGGTTCAAGACATAGTATAGAATATTATGGAACAGATTATATAATAGTTTCTGTATGTTATAAGAAAAATAGAAGAGGAATGAGAACAGGAGCTATGAACAATATGGTTTCTTTAGATATACAAGTAGATGGTAAAAATATACACTCAAAATTATCAGAAATATCAATTACAAATGTTGGAACTTCAAATATAAAATTTGCAGAAAAAGTTTTTGGTTTAATAATTTTACATATTAATATGTTAAATAATAATATTAAATATTGTAAAAATTTAGGTGAAAAAATAATTAATAAAAATAAAGAATGGATACTTAAAAATTGTACAGATGATAATAATAACCTTATATCTCTTAGTAATATGTTGTCTAAAATAAATAAATTAAATTCAACAGAATATGATATTAGGTTTATAAAAATTTTAAGTATATATTTAGATGACTTTGAAAAAGATGAATCTATTAAATATTTAGAAAAAATAAATAAATTTTTAACATTTCCAAATATATTTAAAGGATTTTTAAAAATTACTAAACCTTCTATTTTAAATTCTGTATACCATATTTTACTTAGTAAAGAAAATAAGATAAGAGTACCTTTACATAGATTATCATTTTTTCTGGCAAAATTAAATATTAGAGTTGAGTTTCATAATTGGATATCAGAAGGTGTAAATATTTGTTTTCCAATTATGGAAAATAAAGAAGGTATACATACATTAAATAAAATATATAAACACAGGTTTACTATCCACGAATTTGGTTCTATTAGACAATGCTCCCCAACATATACAGATGAATCATATCTTTATTATACAAATGTTGTAAAACTAATACAAAAATTTGTAGAAAGTAGAAAAAATATATAAATCCATATTTAACAGAGAAAGTATAGATCTATAAATCCATATTTAACAGAGAAAGTATAGATCTATAAATCCATACTTTCTCTGTCAAATTTATAAGATTTCTTTTTTTTTAATACTTCATCTACTAATCCATACTCTAAACAAATATCTGAATCCCACCAAATATCGTCTCTTAATACTTTGTCTAAATCTCGACTAGTTAAATTTGTAAACTTTTTGTATAAATGTCTGATACGCTTCATTAAATTCTCCAAATTATCTATCTCATTTTCAAAGTCAGTAAACTTACCCCAAAATGCAGAACTTAATTCATGTATTAACATATAAGAATTAGGTGTAATTAGTTTGTAATCACAACTAATACTAATTAATGTTGCAGCAGAAGCTGCACTTCCTTCAATAATACTTACAACAGGAACTCGTAAATTTCTAATAGTATCTATTACACCAAATGCCGCAAAAACACTACCACCATTACTATTTATATGTAAATATATATATTCTTGATGATTTTTATGTTTAAATTGTTTTGTTAATAAAGATTTTTCTAATTCTGTAAGTTTTTCAATTAATGATAAACAAGATCTAGTTGTTACATCAGAATAAAAATAAATATGATTATCTTTAACTCTGTTATCAGTTACTTGATTTAAAAAATTAAGTTCAGGTAATTCTATTTTAATTTCTTTTTCATCTTCTTCGTTATTCATTCTCTTTCTCTTTAATTGAGGCATTTTCTTTTATAATTTCTTTTTGGTGAATTGAAATTTTTCCTAAAGAACATTCGAAACTATAAACGTGTTCTCCTTCTTTTTTTTCATTATCAAATGAAATAGTTGTTTCAATATTTTCTTTAGTAACATTTAAATTTTTTTCTGAATCTTTTTTAATTTGTTTTAACATATCCATCAAATTTATAATAGTATTAAATAATTCGTTTCCTTCAGATTGGACTTCTAAATCTGAAGTAGGTTTAATACTATTATTAAAAATATTTTTTAACAACATAGTTAATCTATCTTGTTCTTGAATCTTAAAAATCCACCCTTCTTTATACATATCATTATCTTCAATACTGCTGAATCTACCAAATTGTGAAAATTCTTTACTAAAAGCTTTCATAAATTCGTCCGTCGAACATAAAATTACAGATACAGATTTGTGATTATATAATTTTATATCATGTCTAAAAACTTCACCTATTTTATTCATATAACTTGATTCCCAATAATGTTCCATTTTATTTAACTTATTCTTTAAAATAAAATTAATTAGTAATATTTAATTTTATTTTATTTTAAATAATTAGTAATATTTAATTTTATTTTATTTTAAATTAATTAGTAATATCTAAATCATAATATTCTGTACCCCTTAAATTTGCAAATAAACATAATCCAGGACTTGTACTTGTTATATTTACTTTAAAATATTTACTATTAAAATCTTTAGAAAACTCATTCACATAAACTTTTTTAAGAACTTCTTGATTATTTATATAATAATGTACACATGTTCCAATAATTGAATTAGTATCAGGGTCATATGTTCCAGGTGTATTATCTAATTCAATTATTGGATTTTTTGTTCCTTTAATTACAAGTTTAATTCTTTCCTTGTTGCTTTGATCAGTTTGATCAAATGTATAATAATAATTAATTGGAAATTTAGATATTGATATATCAATATTTTCAGAATTATTTTGAATATTAAATTTTTTATTCTTAATATCATATGTTACAGTAAAATTTATTTTATCAACATATAAAGGATCATTTAATTGTTTATTAAATTTAAAAAAATAATTACATTTAACTAATTCTGTATTAATATTTCTTGTATTACTACCATGACCTGTAAAATTTTGTCTTAAAAGTTTATAATTATCCATATCATTACTAAAATAACTGTTATCATCCTCTTCATTTCCTCCAACTGGATATAATGAATTATATGAAACACCTGTATTACCTATTTTTTTTAAAAATATTTCATTCAATTTGTAAGAATTTGATTTTCTGACATTATTATTTGGATCTACGTATTTCATTACACAAACCGAAACACCTTCTTCTGTACCATCTATAATATTTTTTGGTATCCCTGTTATAGAATATTTATCATCTCCTAAATCTGAAATTTTAAAAATCTCATATCTATTATAATTATATAAACATAATCCATTTGTACCATCGGTTCCTGTCTGAATACCTGTATTTTTGTCAAATAATAGTTCGTTTTTATAATTACTAAACACCAACGGATACAAACTTATACCTGGAGTAGAATCATATTCAATAAAAGTTATTTTTCCTAAGTAATTGTATCCAAAATATGAAGAAATTTTGTAATAACTTGGACCAACATTATTAACAGGGGAAAACATAAAAGTTAAAGAATTTGATAATTCATATATTGATATACCCTCAAATTGTTGAGTATAACAAATATTATCTGTATCTTTAACAAAACCATAATTAAACATACTTATATATTGTTCATTAAACAAATCATTGGGATTTCCTAAACAATTACTAAATGAACCTATTTTAGGATTTGTCGACTCAAATGAACAAGGTGTATTAGATAAGGTTAAAAACGGAGATATACCATATTCACTAGTTAAATTTAAATTTATTATATATAAATTATTTTGTAAATTTTGATAATTTTTATCTTCATAATTTAAACACATCTTAGGAACATATTGTTTAGAATTTGTAGAATCAAAAACTTTTATAGCTAAATTACTTTCATTTTCTAAAAAATTATCTTTCATTCCTTTTAAAGTTTCTATTTTGGTGTCAGGTAATACAAAAGACATATACCCTCCAGAAGAATCATAAAAATTTGGTTCTTTGCCTATAATGTTTTGTTTTTCCCAATATGATGTATTTTGTAAATTAATATTATAATTTGGTTGTAAAGATTTATAAATTTGTTTATCATCCCCTCTAACTTCAATGTCGCTAACATAATAAATATTACTATTATAATATGATGTAGAGTTATTTTCTAAATTATAAGATTTTGGTATTCTTGTAAAGCTTGAACCATTAAATGTCATATATTCTTTTTCATTAAAAATTATTTTTGTATAATCATCTCTGTTATAATTTCTATTAAAATCAAATTTAAGTAATTTAGTGTCATAATTAAATTGGTATTCAGCAAAATCATCTTCTACATAAACAAATTTATAATCATTTGTTGTATGATATACATTATAATTAATATAATTATTTCTGCTGTTATATAATATCATTTCTAATATATCATTTGTATCATCTTGTTCTAAATAAGGTCCCCCAGACCAAATTAAGTTTTGAAAATTTAATGTTTTACCTGTTAAATATGTTAATTCTACTGTAGGGTAAAATTTTACATAACTTGTTCCAGAATTTGTATCAATTGTATAATCAATTTTATATGTGGAAGGATCATAAAATGCATCTCCTAATACAACATCATCTAATTTTGTTTCTAAATTAAATGAATTTATTCCACAGGTTCCACAACTTACCACATATCCGTCTTCCTGAACATTAATAATACTTAATATAACATTGGATGTACCATAAAATCTACTAGAATTCATTGACAAATGATTACCCCTTACATACATTCTATTATTTGGATCTTCTATTAATTTTATTTTATAAATATCTGAATTATTAAATAAAATATTTGTTTGACCTAGATTTGTAAAACTTCCACCTTCATTTTTTTTACTTATTTCATAAACATATCCTATAAAACTTTTTTCTGATTTTAAAGGATATATTTTATTAGAATTTATAGGAGTAGTATTTTCTTTTACAAAATTCATACTTTCGTTAAAATTTAATAATCCATAATTATTACTTTGATAACTATCTAAATAAAAAATTTTACCTGTAGCTAAATTAGTTATTGACGTTCCATCAGTAAAAGTTAAAGACACACCATTATTACCCATTACAAAATTAGTGATACTCATTCCTAAAGATTGTGTTTGAGAATTTTCTGATAAAGTTTTATCAACAAATGTTGAAACTCCATAAAAACTTGTATAATTTGGAATTAAATATTGTCCTGTAGAAGAAGAAATTCCTGATGATAAAAATTTTGTTCCATCATTTTTTTCTGTAACAATTAAAGAACCTTTATAAATATCTTCTAAATAAGTATTGGTTTCATATGAAATATTCTCAAAAGGTATATCAAAAGTTATGTCATCTATATCTAAATTTGTTATTTTATATTTTTTATCAAATAAATTATAATTTGTTAAATCCCATAACATAAAATCTTGATTTACATTTACATTAACTACACAAGAACCATCTTTATGATATAATGAATCAGTATTAAACAACCCTCTTTTTACACCATTTAAATTTAAATAAGGAAGATTTTTAGTTATACCTGTGTATGATATAATTTCTCTTGAAGTACCACCAATATTAGAAATTTCTAAATATCCGCCTTTAATATCTATATCAGAATCTACAACTTCAATATTTGTGGTAACCTCATCTATTAATGTATGTGTATTTGTTCTAGTTCCAGATAATTCAAAAATTGTATATTCTTGAAAATTTTCTGTATCATAATAATTTCTTTCCATATAAACATTTTGATCATCTTTATCATAAATTTTAACAACTTCAAACATTTTACTACTTATATTATCTGAAATAGTATGGTCATGAAAATCTATCATTTCATCTTTGAATCTTGTGAATGTTTTTGGAGGTATCAAAACACAATAAGATGGTACTTCTAATTCAACAGCAGATGTACACATACCAATCATACTGTTTACATCTATTATATTTGGAGAAAAGAAATTGGTTAACGGTACCTTAATAGAATTAGATATACTTACCCCTAATGTAACATTATATTTATAATCCTCCATAATACCTGATAAAAATCCTCTATTAACATCAAACTCTTTCTTACCAGAATTATATTCTTGAATGTAATTATCGATATTTAGTTCAGTTTTATATGTTGTTACATTATCATCTGTTTTATAAAAATAATTAAATTCGTTATTTGATGATAAATCATACTTTTCATTTTTGTCAAAAAATAAACTATCTATTTGAATTTTTGGACCCATATCATCAACTATTCTTTTACCAAGTTTCACACCATGTAAACCTAAATTTAGTAAATAATATTCATTTTTTATTGGTATTTTTATATTTGTATTTTTATATTCAAAATATCCACATAAATATTGAGAAATAGAACTATTAAATGATGGTTTATTATAAGTTACATTTAAATTAACATTAGTATTAGAAGAATCTGTTGGAATTTTTTCTACACCATACCATAAATTTTTGTTTGAAAAATTATAAATTTGATTAAAAATAATTTCGTCACCAGAAATATTAAAATTATCTGGAACACCAGGATTGTTTCCATTATCTATTAAAAACACAGGATCAAATGTTGATATAATAAATAAAGTTCCTTCATCAAGTTTTTTTATAAAGTTTTTTTCAAATTCTAATATAATAAGTGAATTGCCGGACGAAGATTCGTTTATTATTTGAACAAGAGGATTTATTTCTTCTGTGTATTGATATGAATTTAATTTAATATAATTAAATGATGAAAGAGTAACATTTGGTTTATAATCACTTAGTAAAGAAAAATACATTTTAGGAGACCATTTAAATGCTGGAGAAGTACTAGGATCGTATCCAATTACCCCTTGATAACTACATATCAAATTATTATTACCTGGATATTTTTCATCCTTTTTTTCCACAACTTTAAATAAATATTTATTTGAGAAATCAAACCAAATTAAAGATTGGGAAACATAATTAGTTCCTCTTTTAACAACTTTAAAATTAGTAATTGTAGTTCTATGGTTATCTTCTTTAGTATCTAAAATTTGTATTTCTAAACCAGTACTATCAGCATCATTAGTTAAAAATGCAGGATAATCCGTTTGGTTATAATTTTGTCCTATCTGTAATTCATCGGTATCATATGAATTGAATATAGGGTCTAATGTTAATGTTACAACACTCGAATTATTTTTAAATATGATTCTTGAATCAGTTGTGTTATTTATTTGAAATGAACTATTTGTATCTAATATTGGATATAAAGAAATACCATTATCTGTTTCTGAAAAAGGAACTGTTCCAAATTTAACATACGATGACGAATTTGGTGATAATATATTTTTACTTCTACTATATGTATAATTAAAACTTACTTTTCTTTTAATTGTACTATTAACTTCAATATAAGTAGGACCTGTTAAATCAAAAGTTTCGGTTAAACTTGTTTTTAAATCTACATATTCAGAAATTCCATAAATATATCTACCAACTGTTAAATCAAATATCAAATTAGATAAAAAATTTATATTAGGTTTAACAAAATCACCTAAACTAATTAAATTTAAATCTGTAAAATAATCTTTAATAGTACAACTTAAATTTTTATTGTAAAGATTTATATCTTCAAGATAATATTGTTTATTAATATTTATTAAATTTAGTAAAACATTATCTGTTGTGAGATCACGGGACTCATTTATATTTCTACTAATAATAAATGGAAAATATTGAACAGGAAAATCACTACCATAATCATTTTGAGAAGGGGTATCACCTTTTACACTAATATAAGTATTTGAATCTTGTTCATAATTAATATTAAATGGTATTTCATAAATATTATTCAAAATTTTATCATTTACAACATCATCTAATCCATTTTTTAACTCGTCATTCAAAATTTGATTACCAATAGTATCATTATTGTTAGAAACAAATATTACAGTGTCTCCTGGTAAACTATTTATAAAAGAACCATATGATAATATAACAGTATTTATACCAGAATCTATATTTACAATTGAAGTTCCTTCTGTAAAATTTTCATTACACAAAATAAACATACCTTCTTCTAAATTTGTTGTATCTTCTAAAACAAATGATATTGAACTATTAACTTTAGTAATACTTTTTTCATATATACCCCACAAATTATTTAAAAAATAATTATTTTCTTGTTTATTATTTAAATTTAATATTTCTTGATATGATACGGAATTTATAATTTTATTATTTTTTTCTAAATTATTAATATTTGTATTTGTTAATTGAGTACTAAGATCGTTATCAGGGTTTGTAATTATAAGTGATAACTTTCCGTCACTAGATGCTGTATAAGATAAATCACAAGTATATATTTTATTTGTTACTGTTGGAAAACTAATATTTAAATTTTTTAAATCATCATAATAATAGTTTTCATTAAATAGTCCAAAATTTTTTATAGTTAAATTACCGTTTGCATTAATTATCTTACTGTCTTGTAATATATTACCAAAAAAAGTTGTTATATTTCTAGATTTATTTGATTTGGATTCGTTATTTGAAAAATATCTTGGTTGATCAAATTTATTTCTAAATTGTACATCTAAAATTTTATTTGTAAAATTATAAGAAAAATCTTTACCATCAGTTTTGAAAGGATTTGAAATTATATTATCTCTTTTTTGTGTTTTAATAATATTTGTTTTAAAAATACTATAAGTTTCTGGAGTTGATATTAAAACACCTGGTTTAGTAATATTAATTGAGTAATCATTTCTAAAATGTGAAGAATTTTTGTTTACATATACAAAAGGTATATATTCAGAGATTGGTTTCCAACTATTTGAATCAAAATTTTCTAACTTATTATTATCTTTAATAGATTGATAATATAATTCTTTATTTTTTACTTCATAAATATCTTGATGTTCAAGAAAATGTGTGGATATGTTTTTATTATTTGTATAAAAAGTTGGATAACAATAAGTATTTTTTTTACAACCAACTTCTGTAAGCGAATATCCTAATTGTAAAAAATTGTTTTCAACGCTCATACCAAAATCTATAACACTACACCCATCTGTAATTTGAAGATTTACATCTTTTTGTTTAGGATAAAGATCATTAATATCAACTTCAGGATAACATTTATAATCTAATATAGTTTTTACAAAAGACGTACCAGTAGCGTCTTTTCTTAAATTTACATTCAAAGAATCTGTACTTTTAACAGGAACAACTATAACTTCACCTGGATTATAATTAACTATTTTAGAATTTGATATTATATTATTAGTTTCATCATTATAACAAATATTTTCTCTATTACCTAAATTATCTATTTTATAAGCCCCTTTCATTAAATCACTATCATAAACTTGTATTATATTTTTCTCTACAAAATTAACTTCGTCTGAAATAATATAATTTTTATTTGAGTAACTTCTATAAAAATTAAATCTTTCATTTAAATCAAAATAGTAACCAGTTGGTATTAAATCTGTTTTATCAATTACAGATAAATAACTATTACTTCTAATATGATCTACTATTGTATACTTAGTATCTATCAATTCTGAAACTTTAATCCTGATACCATTATCAACTTTAATACCACTAGAACAATTATATCCTCTACCAACTAATTCATGACTATAAGGAATATTATCTCCATAAATATTATGAAAATTAAATTTTACTTCAGCTGTACCAAGAACTTTATAAGCATCATTTTTTATAAAATCAGTTCTATGACTAGGACCAGTATAATAACTTGAAGAATTAAATTTAGATGAACTTGATAAATAAAAAATATAACCAGGATATTCTTTCAAAGATAAACTTATATCATATATATACTTATTTGTATCATTAGTAAATCTTTCGTTATTTTTAATAATAGAAACTGGATAATAATAACCAGAATATGTATCTAAAGGTAAATTTACTGGAGACGTACCTGGGAAATATCTTTTTTTAGAAACTGGTGTTCCATAAATATGTAAATTAAAACAGTTTTGTGAATATAAACTACAAGTACCAGTAGACCCATAAGATACTCCTGTGTTTTTTGTTATATAAACATCATCTGTTAAATCGTAATAAGATTTTGTAATAAATTCTATTCCTTTTGTAACAAATCCAGAACAAGATAATCCATAATATGTTACTGTATTATTTACAAAATCTTGACTGTAATTTAATTTGTATTCACCCCAACCAATATTATCAAAAATTGTTGGTTCAATTGTGTCATCTTTATTTACTCTACATACCCCATCACTACCTTTATAAAAGTTATGTAATACACTAGTAACTAGTGAACCTCCAGGTGTTGTTATATATCCATAAGTTATACAAACGCCGTTAGAAGTCCCATATTGGATAGATCCATCTATTTCATCAAATGTAGTTCCGTTATCTTTAAATCTGATAGTTACAGAATCATAATTAAAAGTAAATTTATTTGCAAATGAAACTCCACCATAAACTAATATGGTACTTGTGGTAGATACACCAGAAACTCCATAAGTAATTATATTATCATTTAAATTTTTTATTCCAGAAGTACCATCACAAATACTTCTAACGGTACAAATTTCTTCTTTTCCTATTTTTGAAATAAACGCATTTTCAGATAAATCTAAACTATATTCTTCAAGTTGGTTTATATCATAATAACTATATGTTCCATAAATTTTACCTAAAGATTTTAAATTTTTACTAGCTCCTTCAAAAGTATTATAACACTTCCCAGGTAAATAATCTTGACTGTATATATTAGAATTATATTTATCCCTGCATACTATGTTATTATTTTCTATTGGATATGATCTAGGATTAGAACCTTTTATTAGTTTTCTTGTGATTTGGTTATCTGAACCACATGTATATATACAACCTTTTTTACCTCTTTTAACTCCACTATTTTTATCGCAATTATATGTTTTATAATAAAAATTTTCTAATTCACCTGGAACACATTTTCCTTTAAGTAAAAAATTTTGATTATTAGTGTCATAATGACTAATATAATAATTAGTCATATCTAAACCGTTAAAACTATCATATAATCTATTGGTACCTATTTTATATTTATCGTTAGTACGACTGGTTTTATCTACTGGTGTTATGTCTGTATAAGTACCTTTTATATTCATCAGATCTGTTGTACATGGAAAATTACAATTTACATCTTCTACTAAAGGATTAAAAGTTTGATAACCATCTGTATCTATACAACCATTTAATGTTTTTGGATGAGGTATACACGTTCTAATAGATTGTCTTTTTCCATAACCACAACTACCTTTTTTTAAAGGTTTACACACAGTGAAAGTTGGTTCACTATAATATCCCATTCCACCTAATAAAGAATTTTGTTTATTTTGTTGTTTTGGTTTAATAAAAAAAATAATAACTCCTATGGAAATTAAAATAAACAAAATTAATAAAAAAATTATATATTTTTTCATATTTTTTATTATTTTTAGTTTTTAAAATTATATAATTTTAAAAATGTCTTTTACATTGGGAGATATATTATGTAAAGGAAAATTTAGTGACGTATATAACTTACAGGATAAAGAAAATAAAAAAACTTATGTAATAAAATTTATAGAATCAAAAAATTTAAATACATTAGAAATTTATATTATGAAAAATTTAATTCATACAAATATTACTAATTTGATTAATTATGAACAAACTGATAAAGGATTAACAAAAATTATTTTTGAAAAAGCTACAGATGATTTAAAAAAATATATAAAAATAATAAAACCTAAATTTGAACAAAAAAAATTATTTTCTTTAGATATAGCTAAAGGTTTAGAATTTTTACATGATAAAAAAATTATACATGGTGATATAAAACCTGAAAATATTTTAATTTATAACAAAATAGCAAAAATATCAGATTTTGGATTATCTTGTTATGAAAATTTTGTTCCTTTTAAAATATTATACACACTTGAATATAGACCTCCAGAAAAAAATTATTGTACAAAATCTGATATATGGGCTTATGGATGTACTTTATATGAAATTTATGAATTTAAAAAAACAAAAGAATTATTGTCCTTAATAAATAATTGCATTATTGAAAAAAATAAAAGATTAACAATTAAAAATATATTAGAACATAATTATTTTTGTGATTTAAAATAAATTTATTTTAAATTTTGAGTAATATTACAAAATATTACTTGTGAATTGTAATATTACAAAATATTACTTGTGAATTGTAATATTACAAAATATTACAATTCACAGAAATTTCTGGTTTAACAATATCTATGTTTTTTTTTATTTTTCCTTTATCTTTTTCTTTTTCATGATTTTTAAAAACTAATTTATTATTTTTTATTTTTAATATTTTATCTAATTTTATAGTATCAGTGTTTAAATTATGATTTTTATCATATAAGTCGGCTCTTAGTTTTTTATTTTTAACAATATAAATATTTTCAGCAGTTTCTGAAAAATTTTCTCCCCCTATTTCAAAACTTCCATTATTATTACCTAAATAATCATTTAAATCTATTTTCAAAATAACATTATTACTATTTTTTAATTTTGCTTTTAATATACCCCTTGAGTTGATTTCAACTTGTTTTACAAAATCTTCGAAATCTAAATCATCTTCATTATTATTATTTTTTGGTGGTTGGAAACTAAAAGGCGACACTCCTTCAATTACTTTTCCTTTATAAAAAACATTAAATGAATCTTTTCCATAACCATTACCTAAATTTTTAAAATTAAAAGGTGTTGAAGGTTCAATTACTTTTCCTTTATAAAAAACACTAAAACTATCTTTTCCATAACCGTCACCTAAATCTTTAAAATTAAAAGATGTTGCGTTTTTAACTATTTTTCCATCATAGTAAACATTAAATGAATCAATTGAATACATTTTAATTTACTATTTTATTTTAAATAAAATAGTAAATTTTATTTTATTTTAAATAAAATAGTAAATTTTATTTTATTTTAAATTACATACCCACTGGATCAACGTTGTTTTTATATGCCAGTTTCTTTTCCTCCCACAGAAACCCCTTCATGGCAGCTATCAAATCGTCAATATCGGCGGTATAGCCGCGACCAGGAACCATGGAGAGAATCATCGCTTCGAGAATATTTATGATACACCATTCTGGTAAAGAATAAAGTCTTTTTTTTCAATCAGGATAGGGTATCGGTACAAAAGGAGGGTTCTTTGTTAAGGATGATATGTGTGTTTTAAATTTATTTAATACATTTGTCTTTATGCTCTCATGGTTCTCCTTTTCCATAGTTTCTTTTTTTTTATTTATATAATAAAAAAATTCAATTTTATTAGTAAAATAGATTTATTATCAAAATATAAATCATAATGGGTTTACCTAATTTTAAAGCATGGTAATCTTCTTAATAAGTTTAAATTAAATTATATTTATGTAATAAATCAAGTTTTGTTGGAGACAAAACTTTATGTTTTCTTTTTAGTGGACTTGATTTGTTTAATTCTAATTGTTGTTTTACCATTTTTTTGTCTACTTCTTTTTCTAGTTTTTCTTTTTCTTCTTTTAATAATTTATTAGCATCTACAGTTAAGATAGGTATACCGTTTATATCTGTTTTAGTAGCATTTTTTAACAAATTAGTTTGATTCCTTATTTTTTCAACAACTTTCTCACTATCTTTATACTCTTTTGTAATACTATTAATGTCTGACATTGATAAGTTTGAATCTTTTAATTTTGATTCATATTTATTTATAGTATCAATTTGATATTGATTAATAGTATTGTATATATTCTCTCCTGATTTTTGTATCAAGTCCCTTCTCTTCTTACTTTGTTTTTCACTATCTTCTATGAATTTCTCTACTTTACTAGTAAATCTATCTAAACCAAGTTTACCGGTTTTTGGTCTATAATAAATTTTTCTATCATTATTTATCTTTCTAATATCTTTATTTTTAATTTCTATTTTATCAGCTAAATGTGAAAAGTTTTTATCAAAAAATTGTTCTGATTCTTTATATTTGAATCCTGATTCGTGTTTATCAGATGATGGTTCTGGTTCTTTTCCAGTTTGAAAATTATTTAAAAATATTTGAGTATCTATTTCTGTTAACAATCTATTAGAATTATTTATAAATTTTATTTCATCGGAAATAGAAGATATTTTACTTGAAGCTTGGTTTGAACTTGATAAACCTAAAACATTAGAAAGTTTTGATTTTTCTTCTTCTTTCATAAAAAAGAAAACATAAATATATGTAATAATACCAAAAATACTAATCAATAAAATACCAGCATAAAGTCCACTTATTCTATCTTTATGTCCTTTAAAATGATCTGTCCAAAAATAAGTTAAAATATAATTCAATACTAATATAAATAATGAAAAGAAAATAAATAGTAAAGAATATCTATCCAAATTAAAAATCAAATATAAAATTACTAATATAATCGTTGTTAAAAAAACACCTAAATATAAATCAGACATATAAGGTTCGTCATTATCATAATGTTTATCAATAGTACTTAAGTAATAACTACTACTTATCAACCAAATTATGAAAATAATAAATAATAAAAATATAGGTGATATAATCCAATTTTTAAAAGTTACCAAACCAGACGCTGGACTGGGTGTTATTTTACTAACACCGATAGATACTTTTTTTTTCTCTAAATGTGTTACTTCTGATTTTTCTGGTTCAGAAGTATTAATATTTTTATCTCCGTCTTTTTTTTCTTCCTTGCTATCATTCATTATAATTTTTTATATCATAAAAAATTAATTTTTTTTATATCCTGATTTTAATAATATATTAATATATTCTTTTTTATTGACATCTCCATTATCATCTTTCCACTCAAGTTCAGGGTCTGGTTCTTTCAAACTAAAATAATCATTTACATTATATTCTTTCTTATATATAATTTCTTTCTCAGATAGTTTTGGTTCTGATATAAAATTTTCTTTTTGTTCATCATTTAATAAATATGCTTTTTCTAAAATTTCTCTTTTTTTATCTTCATCTATTTCTTCGTTTTGTGCTTCTTTTATTGCATCTTCCAAACCAGTGTTGTTTCCATATATTTCTTTTTCCATAATACGTAATTTTTTGTTTTTTGTACTTAATGGTAATTCACCGTATCTTTTAGGAGATAAATCATATTTTAGTATATACCTTAAAAAAACCAAACCTGTAATAGTTACAAATATTAAAATAAAAAAAGGAACGATTGAAAATTTTATTCCTTTTATCCTTTCTTTTCCTAACCAAATATCTCCAACTAAAAGTAAAGTTAAAAATAAAAATATTACCCATATTATTAAATTAGATTTTACATCTGTAAATAAATTAAATTTTCTACCTATTGAATTAGGAGATTCATATAATTCTATATTTCTAGAAGTTATTATGACATATAAAATTATACATGTTATTGAAACTAAAGTAGTATAACCTATTGGTTCTAATTTTTTTTTATAAACAGAATTAGTATTCCATACAATTAATTCAATAATTAATATTATAAAAGTTATAAAACATAGTATAAATATTATACCTATGATTCGTGTTTTTTCCTCGTTTTCAATACTATCTATAGTTTTTGAATCATCATAAAATTTCATTTTATATATAATTTAAAATATAAATACAATAAAATATATATAGAACCTATTACAGACGCTAATACATATCTTGATGTGTTATTTTTTTTAATATCTTCCCAATATAAATAAATTATACTTAATAAAAGAAAAGAAAAAACATAAGATAATAATATAGCGTTGTCTTTTTTGTATCCGTAGTAAATTTCATATTCTTCTTCATTTTCAGCTACTACTTTGTATTTTTCTAACATACCTTTAAAACAAACAATTGATACAGCTAAAAATAAAATTATAAATAATGATGTAAATATTATTTTTGTTAAAACATCATTTTTAACCATTAGTAAAAAAAAACCTAAACTTAATATTAAATTAACAAATATAAATTTTTTTATATTTTTTATCATATTATTTTATATTATATTTATATTATATTATTAAAATAATATGTCTGGTCCTGGTGTTGTTTTTTTAGCGGGTCAAATTGATAAAACTACCAATCCTGAAAGAAGAGAAGATATACCAAACATGACTCCTAATTTAGATACTAATCCAGATAAAAGAACAGCTAAAATCGTTAAAAAAGGTAAAAATTACGAAAAAACAACAAAAATTGTAATGGTTTTGTTTTTGATTGTAATAGGGATAATTATATTTGTATTTACTTCAAAAGATAAATATAATAATATTTTAAATATTGTAGGAGGTATTTTTATTGCTTTAGCTTTGGCAGTAGTAATATTTTTAAAAAATATTTCAAATTCCAGCATGACACTAAATATAAAAAAAAGAAATTCTTCTGGAGTAGCGGTTATAGGTGTGTCTTTAATAACACTTGAATTATTAAAATATTTAAGTTTGTATTATAATATTGATACTAATGATGAAAAAAATCCAGATAAAAACACTGTTTATATTACAGATAAAAATAAATACAATTTATCTTTTTTAATGTTTAACATAATACAATTTATTTTACTTATGTTTATGGTTTACTATTATTTAAATACACCTGTTAATAAAAAAGTTTATTTTAATATATTTTTATTATATTTTATTTGTATGATGGTTCCAAATTTTATAAATTTTGTATCTCCGTTATCTAAATTTAAAGAGAGTTTATTATATTCAATTTACACTATTTCTTCTGTTTTATTTGTAACAGTTGTTATATTACCTTTAATAAGTTATTATAAACCAAATGAATTTGCTTTAAATCTTTTTGGTCAAGATGATTCAATAGTTGAATTTAACAAAGATAAAAATTTTTCAACTAGTGAAAATTTAGTAAATACTCACATTAAAAATAAAGAAAACTTATATAATTCTATAAATAATATTGGAATAGATAATATAGAATTTTTAAATAATACAGGAGAAATTCTTAAATTTGATAAAAATCTGCAAGACGAAACAGACAAAAATATTAATGATTTTGAAAATAAATTAGAAGAAAGTAAAAAGTTAGAGACTGGAGGAAGTAAAAGTGGTTTCCGATATGCAACAGATGCTGTAGATAGATTATTAAATAAGGGGACAACAAACGTTTCAATATCATCTCTTACATCTGACACGGATAAACAAATGTTAGAAGAATTGATAAAAAAATGTGAAGAATCCGGTAATAGATTAACAACTTCTGGTATTGCGGCTTCAACTTTTAAAGATTCTAATGCAGTTGAAGATATTAACGTTAATTTTGCTAAAACTAGAGAATTAAAAGGTTTTGAAGATAAAAAAAATAAAGAAGAACACGAAGGTAGAATGCCTATTACATATTTAGGGGATGCTGAAAAAACACAAATAAAAGGCAATAAAAAACTTTATTTAACAGAAGAAGGAGAAAAAAATATAAATTTTAATGAAATAAAATTAACTAATACTAGATTTTACGTTTCTGTTTTTTTCCTTTTAATATTCTTTGGAATCACAATTTATGTATTAAGTATTAAAACAAAAAATAAAGATACATCTTTAGAATCAGTATTCAAATCAATAAATTTATTCTTCCCTATAATATTATTTCTAACTTTTAATTTTTATAAACCTATTTATATATTTATATTATTATTTTCTATATTTTTAATTAGTTCTTTATATTTTTATATTCCTAATGTAGACAAAAAAAAAGATGACTTCGAACAATTTAATTTTATATATATAACATATAATGTGACTTGCTTAGTAATATTAATACTTTTCTATATTTTTATGTTTTTACATTTAAAAATTAGAAAGGAAGATAAAGATAAAAAATTAACAGTTTATGAAAAACATATAAGAGACGAGAATCCTGATAACGGTGGTCAAATAAAAGATTATAAAACTGATGAAAATCAAAATTTATTTAAAGTTTAATTTTTATTAATATAAAAATCAGTATGGCAGATCAAGTAACTCAAACTCCTAAACCTTTAAAAATTAAAAAAAAAGGGTCTTATGGAATAAGTATTTTCTTTGCAAGTATTTTGATAACTCAACTTATCTTTTCAATAATATTGCATCATAATTTTGATAATCAAAAGTTTACTTTAACTACAATGGGTGTATTTTTCTTTTTAGAAATACTTTTACTATTTATTATATTTTCAGTTTTTTCAACACTGAGAGAAAATCCTAAAGGTACATTCTTTAGTGTTTGGAGATATGCAGTATTTATATTTTTTAGTATATTAATTTGTTCAGTCCCTTCATTATTTGTAATATTAGGTGGTAATAATTCTAATTTAAAAGACGAACGCTCGACAAAAAAATACAAACATGCAATAAATTGGTCTTTAACAATTACTAGTGTAATTGTATTTGGTTTTTTAGCACTATTACCTATACTTGGAGTATTAATTGGCTCTAAAAAACTTAATATATTTGCTTATGATGATGTTAATTCTGAATTAGGAATGTTTAAAAACACACAAGAAGAAGATTTTTTTGATTCTACAAGTACTGGAAAAGACAATTTAGAAATTTATAAAGTTCAACTTGATATTGTTAAAGGTAATTATGACGGTTCTATTAAAGAATGGAATGAATTAAAAAAACAAGTACGTGGTAAAGGACAAACCAATCAATTAACTAAAAATATAAAAGTAAAACAAAAAAAAATTCTTGAAGCGACAAACCCATTATTATCAGAATCTTTATTAAGTTCTGTTTTAAGAAAAGAAAAAAATGGGTATTATGTAACAAGTGATGGAAAAAATTATATAACTCCGGCTTCTGGTGGGCCTGCTGACAGAGATGGTGAAAAAGAAAGAAATCAAGCTATAGAAAATGTAAATAATAATTATCAAAAAGCTAAAGAAGATTATATAAATAAATATTCTAATTCTGTATACCAAAACCAACTTATTGGTCAAGGATCGACTATATTTAAATTTTTATTTATTTTAGTTTTTTGTGTTTTATTGGGACTTTTGTTACACACAGAACATACTAGAGATCAATTATTTAAATTTAACGAAGAAAATGATATTGCTAATGTTAGTAGATTTTTTATTTTAGGAATTATGATTTCTTCTGCTGTCATTTTTACACTTTCTTCTAAAAATAAATTCTTTTTTACAATAAATTTAACTTTATATTTTGTATTTTTAAGTTTATTAATAATTAATAGAAAAAATTACGGAGTTATACAAGTTGTTTTACTTTTACTTATCATTTCATTTATATTTTCAGAAATAATATATGATAAATTATTAAAATCAAATGAAATAACAAATTACAAAGAAAAAATAGACAAAGATTTTGAAAAAGAAGAAATAAAAGAACAAATCGAAGCTGAAAAATCTATACAAGATATGAACTCAGCAGAAGCAGCAATAAATGAAGTTGAAACAAAAGCAAAAGAAGTAGAAAAAGCAAAAGAAGAATTAAATAAATACTTAACTAAACAAACAAAATATAATGAATTATTAGCAGACATAACTAAAGCTAAAGCAGACCTAGGTAAAGCTGGAACAACATCTGCTCAAATAACATCACTAAATAATAAAATAATATTATTAGAAAGACAGATAGATGCCAATAAAAAGAAAGAACCAAACCGAGATAGTAATATTTTACCTGCTGATATTACAAGAGAAAAAGGAAAGGTCAATGATGCAAATACAAACTATACTGATGCTTATAAAGATTACCAAAAATATAAAAAATCAGAACCAGAAATTTTCAAAAATTTACCAGAACCCAAAAAAACTTAAAAAAATAATTTATTAAAAATGGAAAAAAAAAATAGTAAAATTTTATTTAAAAAACCGATGAGTAGTAAAAAATCAGACCTTAAAACTTTGCAAATTTTGGAAAGAAAAGTTTCAGAAATAAAAAGAAAAAATAAATGGATAAGATTAAAACCACATTCGCTAATAACACCGTTGATAGGACTAAGTAATAGAGAAATTATTTTTGATTGTGAGACTACAGGATTATATAATAATGATGGTATAATCGAAATATCAATGATAGAAATGATCGACGGTGTGAAAACTGGAAGAAATTTTCACTCTTTTTTTAATCCTCTAGTAAATATTACTAAAAAAGCTGAAGAAATTCACAGAATAACAAATGAAAAACTAGAAGATTATCCGATTTTTAAACAAAAAGTTGTTGATATTGTTTCTTTTATCGGAAATGCACAAATTGTTGCACATAATTCTAATTTTGATATGAGAATGTTAAATAATGAATTAGAAAGAGCTGGTTGGGAAAGTTATCAAAAAACTAGATTTATAGATACTTTAGCTATTGCAAGAAATCTTTTTCCTCGTTGTTCAAACAGTCAAGATAGTTTGTGTAAAAGATTTAATTTAGACAATAACAATAGATTAAAAACAGGTATTCATTCAGCAAAAGAAGATACAGAATTATTATATATAATATATCAAAAATTAAAAGAATTAAATAAAAATTAAAAATTGAATTATTTATTACCAATGATAATAAATATGAATACAAATAAAAAAAGAAAGATTGATCATACTTTTGAAAATAAATTAGAAAATAAATTAAAATTAGAAGGTTATACTTTTTATCCTGTTAAAAATAATAATGATGATGATTGTGTATTTTATGAACCAGAAAAAAATATAACAACTAGTATATTAAATTATATTAAAAAATTATTGAACCAAAATTGATTTATTAGTTAAATAATATTATTTAACTAATGATGTGTGATTTTTATAATGACACTTGTGCCGAAGAGTGTTATTGTAAAAATTGTTTTATACAAGTGAAAACTAATTATGATACATTCTTTATAGAAGAGAAAGCTGCTAAAATAATACAAAAATATTGGAAAAATTATAAATTAAAAAAAAAAGGTATATATGTATTTGAATCTAAAACTATACTAATTGATTATCATTATTTTAAAATAAAAAAAATTGAATTTATAAAATTAGATGATATTAATATTATTATAAATTTTATTAACAAATCAGAAAGAAAACCTTATACAATGAAAAAACCTAGAGGTGTTAGGAAAACTTATAAATGTGGCGTATGTGGAATTTTTCCTAAAAAAAACCATATTTGTAAAGGATTTTTTAAGAAAAAATTAAGCAAAAGGACTTATATAAGCAGTTAAAATACCATTTTTTACAGTTTTAGTTGTATTTTGGTAACAATATTCGCAAAAATCCTTAAAAGACGGTGGATTATTATCAAATAACAAAACAAATTTGTCATAATATTTTTTTAAAACATAAAAATATGTTTCACACCATAAATTATAGTTTGATTTCATATCTAATAATTATTTTAAATAAATAATTATTTAAATAAATATGAAAATTTTATTAGTTGGTGAAAATATTTTATTACAAAGAAAATTATTTTTTGTAAAAGATTGTATTTTTAAAAAATCTAAAAATTTAGAAAAAGAAATAAAATTTTTTAAACCAGATATAATTTATTTTTATAATCAAGAATATAAATATCTTCCAAAAATATACACTATTTTTGTTACTACAAAAAAATTAGAAGCACGAGAAAAAGATTTGATTTGTTTCATAAAACCTTTTGAGTATGAAAAATTAGATTCTTATGGTTTGGGCGATAAAAAATTTACTCATCTTGAATCTGCAATAGAAGAGATAGTTGATTTTTCTTTAAAAAAAAAAGAAGGTAATTATGATTTTGTTAATCCTGAAAAAATAAACATGAAAGAAATTTACAAATTATATAATTATAAAAACAGAAATAATAATATTTTAGATGAAGAAGATATTTATAATTATCATCATAAGTTAAAAGATATTAAAAATTATTTTATACAAGATTTTAAAAAAAAAATAAATATATATGTTCCAACATATTTTAGATTTAATAAAACAAAAAAATCAATTGATACCATTTTAAAATTAAAAGAAACTAGTAAATATGATATCGAGGTATATATTGGAGATAATAATACACAAATAAAAGAAATGAGAGATTGGTTAAGTGGTTTAAAGTGTAATGTTTATTTTTCAGAAAAAAATGAAGGTAAAGCAAATATTGTAAATTATCTTCATAGAAATGCAAGAAGATGTGATTATGTACTAAGTATTGATAGTGATTTGTATACAAATGATTATTCTTATAATTTATTTGACAAAATGGTATATATATTAGAATATTGTTATAATATTGGTATAGTTTCTTCAAACCAATATGAATTATCTCAACATTGGTTTGGACAAACTGTCAAAGAAGTTATAGATAGAGGTATTAATTTGGGTGATACTGATACAGGAGTTGGGGTTGCAGGAGGTTGTGTTTTGTTAAGAACAACTGATTGGGAAAAAATTGGAATGTATAAAGAAAATCATGATATTTATACCGGAGATGATGGAATTTTAACAAAACGTATTTGGAAATTAGGAAAAAGAGTTGTGGTAAGTGTTGATTATGGTTTGGTACACCCTAAACCAGATGATGAAAAAGAAGTAGAATACCAAACTTGGAAAATGGAACAATGGAAAAAAGATAATATTAAATTTCTAGACGAGAAATTTAGAGGAACTAATAAAAAAGGTTTTTATGATTAATTAAAATGAATTTATTACATTACTTACCTAATTTAACTACTACATTGAAAAGTATTATACCTTCTGTAACTTATTTTTTTGGATTAAATTTTTATAAAAAATTTCATATACCTATGAAAGAAAATGTAAAAGATAATATTTTTAATTCACATTACAATGTTATAAAATCTGGAATAGTAAATATTTTTGTTGTTTACCCTTTATATATTTTAACAGAATCAGAAATAGAAAATATAACTTTATCCAATATTTTATTGGGTATATTTTTAATTGATACTGTTGAATATTTCTTTCATCATTCATATCATAAAAATAAACTATTATTTAAATATGTTCATTCTTTACACCATAATATTCATTTAGACCCCAGTATATCATTTACAAATAATACACTTGAACCACCGATAACTTCTTCTGCTATTATATTTTCAATAATGTATTCAAATATAAGTTATAATGAATATTTAATTATTTTATCATTAACATTTCTTGCTACTATATCCGAACATACAAATACAAATCCTAAAAAATTTCATTATATACATCATCATGTATATAAACAATACAATTTTCAACAACCTTATTTTACCTTTTGGGATCATATTTTTGGAACTTATTATAAAGGTACTAATTTAAAAATTCCATTTGTTCCATAAATTATTTAAAAAAAATAATTTTTTTAAAAAAAATAATTTTTTTATAAAATGGAAACTTCTACTATTTTAAAAATAGTATCTATTATAATTGTGGGAAGTTTTGTTACAATATCATCGATAGTTTTATTAAATCAAGTTTACGGTGAAGAAAATTGGGTTAACGGTAAAAAATTAAAAGATAGCGGAGAATTTACCATGAAAACTTTAGATATATTAGAAGAAATTACTTCTAACACTAAAATAAGTTTAAAAGTAGAAGATATTAAATCTACACATGGTCCTATACAAGGTGGGGGTGTTTGTGCTTTAGTATACGATAAATATAAAGCTTATAGATATACAACGGGTAATAAAGTTAAATATGAAATTACAGTTCCTTTAGAAGGATTAGCCTTACCAGGACCTTCTTCTAGAATCATTGGTGTTTGTACTGGAGATGGAAATTTTGATAAGTCTTCTTATATATTAACTTTTCCAAATTATCCTGGTATAATTACAAATTTAAGAATGACGTGTCAAGATGGTCCTTGTACAGGGAGCGGATTTATAAGACAAATAAGTTTAGGAGTTTCAAATAACGATGCATCTCTTGATACTAATATGTATAAAACACCTAATGGAACTGCTATTTTAAATTCGAAAGAAACAAATAGATCCATAATAAATTATCACAGTTTGGTTACTCCTAAAAAAGAATGGTCTGATTCCAACTATAATAAACCAGTATATATAGATAAGCATATTTATGATGATAATGAATATACTTTACTAGCTGGGAAAAAATCAGAATTTTGGATAGTTTCTTCTAGTTTACAAAACAGTGGAACATGTCAAGTTCCAGGAGATGATAATAATTTATATGGTATTAATCATGGTTTGATACCCGTACCAGATAGAACTCCTTCTTTATATTTATATTCTGATATGGGTTTTTGTGGTTCTACTGCAGGTACATGCGAAAATGGCAAATTTTATCCTTTTACAAGTGGTCAATTTTTTATTGAATTTGAAACCGTAATTTAAATTTGAGGACCATGATTAATCAAAGTTTTATATATTTCTGTATTATTATATTTTAAAAAATTTTTTTTAAATAATATAGCCAATTTTTTTTTAACTTCATCATATTTATTTTTATCATTCCAATTATCTCTTGGATTATATTTTTTTATATATTTTAAATTAAAAATATCTAAATTATTAAAATTCTTTTTTTTTAAAGTACTTGTAATTATCATATTAATCGTTTCGTTTATATAATCTTTATCATATTTTTTACCTTCTTGGTATACGCCCCCATACCAACCAGTATTAATTAACCAAATATTTGTTTTATATTTATCTAATTTTTCTTTTAATAATGATGTATAAACAGAAGGATGGTAAATTAAATTTTTTTCACTATAACATGCAGAAAAAGTAGCTTTGTCAAATTCAGAAGTATAACCATTCATGAAATAATAAAGTGCTTGTTCCTTAGTTAATAACGAAGCTAAAGGTAATATACCATATATATCAGATGTTAATAAAAATATATTATCTGGATGTTTATCTATTGTTGGTTTTACATTGATAAAAAATTCAAAAGGAAAAGTTATAGAATTATTATTAAATAATGTACCAAATTTAATATAATCATTAAATTTTTGTTTATTAACATTGTCAAAATTAATATAACAAGAATTTATAATATTACATAAACCTTTATTTGACCAACATGTTTTATCATAACTTACTAATATTTTATTTTTATCTGGTAAAAATAATTCTGGTTCATTCAAACCTATTAACATATTTAATTTATTATAATTTATAAAAGAGCATGCATTTAAAGGTAATATATCTGTACATATAGTTTCATAATTAATTATATTATAGATACATTCTTGTATATCTGTTTCAGATGAATTACCTAATATCAAAATTTCTTTTTTTGTAAAGTTTATTTGAATAGAATTATTATCATTTATAAATGGTATTTTATCACAATTGTAAATGGTAAAATCAGGAGTTCCAAAATTATATAATTCTTCTTCTGTTGGTTTTATCAGCAAATTATAAATAAAAAGATTATGACAAAGCATTGGTGATATTATTCTAATTTTTAATTTTATAAATTTATCAAAAAATATAAACCCATCAAAAACATAAAGTTTTTTTTTATTAGTTAAGTAAAAAATAATAGATTCTCTATTATAATTAAAAATAGTTTCACTTATATGTTTGTTAAATGATTTTGTACTCCACCAAATATCTTTTGTTAAATTATCTTTGACTATATATTTGTTTTTCCTGTTTACTTCTCTGTTTGTTTTTATTTTTAAAGCTCCTGATATATCAATATGAGATGTCTCATTATTTAATTCTTCATAATAAATATTTGAAATAGTTTGATTTAATACAATATCTATTTTTTTATAAAATTCTGAAACTAAAATTATGTTTTTGTTTACTAAATTTAAATTGTATTTAAATTTTTTATCATAATCATATGATAAATTTTTTTTAATTGAAATTAATTTATTTTTGTACATATTTATAAAAATTTATTATTTTATAAATTTAATTTTTCAAAAAAATATTTTTTAATTTTATAAATTTAATTTTTCAAAAAATATTTTTTAATTTTATAAATTTAATTTTTCAAAAAAATATTTTTTAATTTTATAAATTTAATTTTTCAAAAAAATATTTTTTAATTTTATAAATTTAATTTTTCAAAAAAATATTTTTTAATTTATAAATTTAATTTTTCAAAAAAATATTTTTTAATTTTATAAATTTAATTTTTCAAAA